GCGACCTTCTTTCGGTCCAGCTCAGCGTCGTCGTACTGATCGAGCAGGAACAGTTTCACGATGGCGGGCGCCAGCTTTGAGACGCCGCGCAGCTGGCCACCCTCGACCGGGTCGATCACATGGATCACCTCGGTGGCGGGCACGCGCACGATGTCGCCCGCAAGCCCCGGATCGGTGCTGTCGCCCGGATGGCGGCGAAAGAAGTGATAGGCCACGCGCCGCCCAATCCGGTCGAACTCGATGCCCTGGCGGATGGCATTGCCGTTTGCGCCAATCCCCGTCTGCTCCAATGGCAGCATTTCCGCAGGCAGCATCTGCAGCTGCACGGGCACGCTCAGGCCATCGCCCGCGCGCCGGGGCCGAAAGCGAAAGAACACCTCGCCCGCGAGGAACACCTCACGCGCCGCGCGGCGCTGCAGCCCGTAGAAATCTGTCAGCCCCTCGGCATCAGCCTCGTCAGTCCAGGCAAGCCATAAGCGCTGCAGCTCCTCCTTGCGGGCAGCATCCGCGATCTTCGAGATCGGCTTGATGCCATCGCCCACAGTGTTCGCCGCCCAGCTTTCGACCGCGTTGATGGCATAGCCGTTATTGCGCACCAGCCAGCGGGCGCGGGCGGTGATGTCGGGCCCGCTGGCCGCGATCAGCGCGTTCACATGGGCACGGGTGGCGCGGAAGCCGCGCAGGCGGCGGTGGTGCTGGCCCGCATCAAACCCACCGACAAATGCACCAAGACGCTGGCGCCAATTCAGAGCGCCGGTCATCACAGATCCTTCACGGCATAGGGGCGCAGGATACGCCCAGCGCCGCGCTCAAGTTTCGCAATGCGCCGCTCGATATCCCCGATCGCCGCCGCCAGTTCCGCGTCCGTGCCATAGGTGATGGTCTTGCCGTCATAGCTGACACTGCGCGTGCCGCTATAGCGCGCACCCAGCAGGGCGCTGTGGCGGGACTTGAGCTCGTCGAAGGTCATCGGTGTTTCGTCAATCCATGTATTTCGGGGTGCTGATCTTCCAGCCGCGCCGCCGCGGTGTTGCGATACGTCCAGCCTCTGGCGCGGACGGCTTCTTTGGATCAGTGCTCGGTGGAACCGCGACAGCGGCGGCGGTCTCCACCCCGGCTTGTTTCTCAAGCTGCCGCCACATCCGCTCGTCGAAACGGTCTGCCCCAAGGATCCACGCGGCGGCCCGGGCATAGACGCGGGTATCAAGTGCCTCGTTGCGCGCGCGCAGCATCTGCCATTCCTGACGGGAATAGCCGCGCTTGTTGCGGACCGTGACCAGCTGCTCGGCCACCAGCTGCTTCAGCCATTCGCTGTCAGCCCAATCTGGCAAGTGGATCGTGCCGGCCGGGTTGGGTGCACCGCTGGCAATCTGTTCATCCGTCGGCCGCTCAAGCCGCAGATACCGGTAGGTCTCGGCCTTGAAGGTGGCAGTGGCCACGGTCCAGAGCCGGGCACCTCGTTTCAGCTTTCGACCGTTCACGGTGGCATCAACGAATGTTGGACCTGATACCGGCGTGGCTCGGTTGAAGCCTTCGAGCCCCTTCACGGGAGCCACCTGTGCGATGCCTTGCGTGCGGGCCCAGGCATAGACGGCGGCGGACTCGTAGCCTGTATCGATTGCAAGCTTTGCCAGTGTCATGAGAGCGCCGTTCTCATGCGTCCAGGTCTGACCAAGAAGACCCGTCAGCTTGTCCCAGCACCCCGGATCGTCTGGCCCACCCGGGATGACAATGTGATCGACAAGCCAGCTCTCCAGTCCCCGGCCCCAAGCCCAGACATCGACCTCTATGCGGTCCTTCTGCACATCCGCGCCCGCCGTGAGGAACAACCCGTTCGCGGGGATTTGGGCTGCAAACGCAACACGCCGGTCTGCCAAGCGCTGCCATTCTGGGGCCTCGCCACTCTCGACCCAGGTCTCGCCCAGAAGTGTGTTGCGTGCGGCGCGCAGCATCTCGTCAGAGCCCTGCGCCGCCAGCCAATCGCGCGCGATCTGCTCCCAGCTTTTCCAGCCGATTGGCGAATAAAGCGCCGAGAGGTGGAACCCGATAGCTTTTGGGTTGGCAGACACTGCTGTTGCCCGCCATTCGCCGCGCTCCAGCATCTCCGTCTTGTGGTGCTCAGCGATAGGGCGCTCGCAGCCCTCGCAATGATAGGCCGCTGTTTCCGGCCGCCCTTTGTCCCAGCGCAGGCGCTCAAACTGCAGCCATTGCATCGCCCTGCAATGTGGGCAGGGCACAAAGTAACGCCGCTGATCGGAGGCCTCAAACTCCCGCTCAATGCGGGACAAGCCCCGGATCGTCGGCGTCGAGACCATGAACACCTTGCGCCGGTGCGCAAAGGTCGTGGTGCGGGCCTCGGCCAGTGTAACCGGATCGCCTTCCTCGTCGGCCGAGGCTGGATAGGCATCGACCTCGTCCAGAAACACATAACGCGCGGGCATCGAGCGCAGGCCGGTGGCCGAGTTCGCCCCGGTCAGCACCAGAATACCGCCCGGGAATTCCTTCGACAGCATCGAGTTCCCGGCGTCGCGAGAGCGCGCCGGTTGCACGCGTTCCTTCAGTGCAGGGCTGTCTTCGATCAGCGGGTCAATCCGGCCGCGCGATGTGCGTTTTGCCATCTCCACCGTCGGCAGCACCGCGAGCATTGGCCCCGGCGCGTGGTGAATGACAAAGCCGATCCAGTTGTTGCCGGCCTCAGTCGCGCCGACTTGGGCTGCCTTCATGAACGAGATCCGCTGCGCAGGATGGCTTGGCGACAGCGCATCCATGATCTCGCGCAGATAGGGCGTGCGTGCGGTGCGATATTGCCCCGGTTCGGCTGAGGCGCGTGACGACAGTTTGCGATGCGCGTCCGCCCATTCCGAGACAGTCAGGTTTGGATCAGGGCGCATGCCGCGACGCCAGGCCCGCAGGATGTCCTCGGCACCGTCAAAGGCCAGATCGAGTTCGGCTGTCAGATCGTCATCGTTACCCGAGGTTGACGCGGAGATCGGCAAGGACGTCGAGTTGCTCTCGGACATGGGCTTCCAGCACCCTTTGCAGGATCGCAGTCTCGATCGTTAAGGGCACTCCCGATGCATTCTCTATCTGTGCGGTCAATTGCGCGGCCATCAGCGCTGCCACGCGGGTGGGCCAAGTGACCCAGACATCGCGCTCTTGGCGCGCAAGGCGAAACACCATCGTTTCGGCCCGCGCCCGGTCGACAAGGAGGCCCTTCTTCTTTTGGATCGACAGCTGGCGCTCCTGCGCCTGATAGACCGTCAGCGCGGTCCTGGCCCTTCAGATAGGACGTGCTATCGCCGGGTCCGGAAGCGGCATCAGCTTTGCCGCTGGCGCTGCCAGCAAACCCACCCCGCGAGCGCATCTGCTGGTCTGGATCGGTCGCAGCGCTGCGTCGCGCATCTGAGGCCGCAGAATTGATCGACCCGTCGCCAAACAGCACCAGCCGCCCGGACTTGCGCGCTTTCTGCACGGCCCCGCGCGAGAGCCCGGAATGGGCGGCATAGGCGCGCTCAGACATACCTTCCATGGCGCTGTCCGCTTCGATTAAAGCAATGATATTACTTGGTATTAAGTTGATTATACTTCGAACAAGAGCGATTCTGATTGCATCAAAACGATGCAACTCTCCACCGGAGACAAAGCTATGACCACCAAATCTGAGGCTCCCACCGAAGCCCTTGCTGCCTTCATAGCTGCCAAAGCTGAGATCGACATGATGCTGGCGAGGCTGACCGCCCTGAGCGATGACCATTTCGAGACCCACCCCGATAAGATCCAATGGGGTAATGTTGGCGACCTGACCCACTACGCTGGCCTGCTGAAGCGCATCACCGACAGCGCCTTCAGCGAAGGCGAATTCGCCGAGTAAAGTGAATACGCCCCAGACCAGCCCCGCGATGCGGGGCCTGGCCTCGTATAAGGGCGTTGCATCGCGCGGGCCCGGTACACGGAGCCCAACATGCCCAAACTCACTGATACACAGACCGTCATCCTCAGCCGCGCGGCTAAGCGCCCCGACGCTCTGGCCATGCCGCTGCCTGAGGGGTTGGCTGGCGCTGCGGCGATGATGTCTGTCACCAAGATGATTGAGCGTGGCTGGCTCGAGGAAGTGGACGCTGACATTCGCAAAGGCGAACCTTTATGGCGCGAGACCGGCGATGGTCACGGCACCACGCTGGTGGCCACAGATGCTGGCCTGTTAACGATCGGGATCGATCCAGTGGTGGTCAAGACCACGGCCGCGATCCGTACACATGCCGCCCAACCACCCGCGCCCAAACGACCGACACCACGCACCGGTACCAAACAGGCAATGCTCATTGAGATGCTGCAGAGGCCTGAGGGTGCCACGATGGAGGAGATCATCGGTGCAACTGGCTGGCAGGCACATACTGCGAGAGGAACGATGTCGGGGGCCTTGCGCAAGAAGCTGGGGCTGGTCGTGACCTCTGAAAAGGAAGCAGACAAAAGCCGGGCGTATCGCGCAAAAAATCCAGATTAAGTGGTTGCCTTGTAGCTAAATACAAAATGCAGTGCCTTTCGTCTTGCATATTCGCTTTGCTTAGACATGATCAGCTTACGGTTTGACTCACTTGGTCGATCTGCTCGATGGGGGGCATCTGCCTAGCCAACCCTTCAGCTTTAATTGGGCCAGCCTTGCGCTGGCCCATTTTTTTACTCGCCTGCATTCAGAACCGCTGTGATCTGGGCGCGTGTCAGGCCAAATTGCCGTGACAGCGCCGCTGGTTTCACCCCAGCCTGAGTAGAGGAGCGGATCAAGTTGATCTGTGATATGGTCAATTGCGAAAGATCCGGATCTGGCGCGCGATTGCGCCTTGGCAGGCTTATCTGCTTCGGTGCTGGAAGCCCGCGGCTCTGCAACTCGACGGCCACCGCCTCCGCCAAACGCAGGATATCCTGCTCAGGCAAATGACGTAGCGATGCCGCAAGGTTCTGCGGCAGGACCGTGCGCGGGGCATCATCCTCGCCGGCAGTCAGCGGCTTGTCAGGATCCTTTTGGCGACTCATGCGTTGAAGTATCGACCGCCGACAATCCCTTGCCAAGCCGCTCAAAAAATCGCCAGAGCAAATATGCTCTCGCCAGAGACACACCGACAAAAGCGAGGCCGATTGCGAGGTGATTTTCCAAGGCCGCCTCCATGCCGAACCGTGGAAACATAACGATCTGGGTGTCGTTGGCGAGCGCATAGCCCACCGCAACGTTCGTCGTGGTGACCACAAATGACATTCTGCGCGACTGGCTCACGCTGCCAGCCTCTTTGCCTTCAGCGCGGCGAAGCTCTCGCCTGTCTCCATCAAGACCGCTTCCTCACCGGTGAACGCCTGCCAGCGCTCAATGGCGACGTCGACATAGGCCGGGTTCAACTCGATCCCAAAGCAGACGCGCCCTGTGGTCTCTGCCGCGATCAGGGTGGTGCCCGATCCCATGAAGGGCTCGTAGACGGCCTGGCCAGGGTTCGAGTTGTTCAGCATGGGTCGCCGCATGCATTCAACTGGCTTCTGCGTGCCGTGGACCGTTGCGGCATCCTGGTCTTTGCCGGAAATGTGCCACAGCGTGGTCTGCTTGCGGTCCCCAGCCCAATGGCCCTTGCCGGTCTTTTTGACCGCGTACCAGCACGGCTCGTGCTGCCAGTGGTAATCACCCCGGCTGAGAACAAGCCGGTCTTTCGCCCAGATGATCTGTGAGCGGACGTTGAAGCCAGCCGCCACAAGGCTCTCGGCGACGGTCGCAGCGTGCAGCGCGCCATGCCAGACGTAGGCGACGTCACCGGGAAACAGCGACCACGCCTCGCGCCAGTCCGCGCGGTCATCGTTCAGCACCTTGCCGGTGCGTTTGGTTTTTGCCGCGCCAGCTTGATTGCGCCAAGACGGGTCATACTCCACGCCGTAGGGCGGGTCGGTCACCATCAAGAGCGGTTTTACGTCCCCGAGGAGGCGCGTGACGGCATCGGCCCCTGTGCTGTCGCCGCAGATTAAGCGGTGCGCACCCAGCTGCCAGAGGTCGCCTGTGACAGAGACAGGTGTGACGGGCAACTCTGGAACATCGTCTTCGCCCTCGACTGACCCTTCGACGCCCAGCGCGTCCGGATCTTGCAAGAGTGCATCTAGTGTTCCGAGTCTGACACTTCTTACCTGTTTCCGCGAATTTCATCGAGTTTGTTCAGCGCGCGGCGTTCCCGGGTGAGGATATCCTCGGCTGTTTTGGTCCACTTGAAGGGCTTTGGCTTCGC